TTTGTGCTTGAGCACCACCAGCAGGAGTCTGTGAAGTAGCACCAGACAAAGAACCAAGGTTACCAAGCATCTGTTGATAGTAAGCACCAAATGTATTCTGTCCCATACTCTGTAGAGCATTAGCTTGCGCACCTGATTGCAGTGTTCCACTAGCTGCACCAGCAGCTTGCTGTGCATTCTGACCTTGTTGCAACTGCTGTTGATAGCCTGGTGAGCTCATAGCAGATGATGGGTTATTCATAAAACCCAACAGCTGATTAGCAGCCGCTGTACGACCACCGATAGCACCGTACGGATCTGTTTGACTTTGTGGTAATGGAGCAGGGGAAGATGTACCACCACCACCACCACCAAAGATTGCATTGACTACGCCACCCATATTAATTCCTTTTTATATATATTTACTGAAGAGTTTTTCTACAAACTGATATCCAAGGTATTCAAATAACTTTGAGTTATCTATATGTACCTTAGTAGTGCCTAGCATTTTATTCACACCGATAGACTTCATATGTTGTTCAGCAAACTGAAACATACGAATACCAGTCCGTCCTTTTCTGTATTCCTTACGAAGGAAATATATATCTTCGTAGGCTGTAACGCATGACTTTACATGTAAGTGTTTACTAACAATGTAGAACATGTAACCAATAAGCTTATCGTCTTTGCGACAAGTAATAACATGTAACATACCAGTTTGTTCAAGAGCAAAGTACTGAGTCCAGTCTGGGTCTAGTTCATAACCACCACTAACCTCTTGCTCTATTTCTTTATAGTGCTCAGGGTATATAACCCGCAGCTCTGGAAGAACGTCAGAGTATTGCTCGACTTGATACGTTACCATCTATCTTACCCTTGCTGTGCTGGTTGTCCTACATTCTCTAACTCGCCAACATCAAAGTCACACTCAGCAGCTTCAAGTCGGATTGGTTGATTGTCAGTACATAAGAACTCCCAAGCCCTTCGTCGGTCTGCACCAACTTGGTATATCTGAGGACGTCCATTATTTAAGTTTACTTGTCTGTAGCTTGACCATGTTTTATAATCATCGCCAGTATGTCTTATATTCATTGTAGCCGGAATCTTATCACCTACAATCTCAATGCGATGATAAAACTTACGCTTAGTAGTTCCACTATCCATAATAGGGGTTACTGCTCTATAGTAGATTGGAGCACCATTATCATTGTAATATGTGTCAGACATTGTGTACAGCGTACCATTGTCATCATCTAGCAAGAAGTATGTCTCACCAACACCAGCAAAATAACTAGGCCGGAAATACTGTTCTGCATATATGCCGTTAACGCCGGAATCACTATCACCAATAGCCCACATAGTCCACTGATACCACTGCTTCTCATTAAGATCATACACAAGTGTTTGATTAAGATCTGCTAATGTGAGTATGTAAAAGGTATGTCCATTAATTCGTAATGGATATGCAATCACATCTGTAAGAGTGCTGTTGTTTAGAATACGATCAATGAATGGTGTTGATATCTTTGACGGTGATACACCCATGATAGAGTATACCGAAGGTCCCTGCTCTTTAGCAGTACCAATCCAGACTGTTGTTTGTTCAAACGAACAGATAGAATCTCCACTAGCACACCCTAATTCAATGTGATATGGTGTGGCAATAGCTAGGGGGGAACCTGGGTATGAGCCAGTATCATAATAGAAGTCTGTTGACCACTGACCAAAAGCTAATACATAGTTAAGATGTTTAACAATCCCAACTAACCCATCGGGTTCTGCTTCTGCTGTAATAAAATTAAGGGCATTCCATACTGTAGGGTTATTAGGATCAGATGTATATATCTCACCATTAGTACCACCAATAACAGTATAAGTATCTAGATAAATAGCACCTGTTGCATAAGGACCTGCAGGGAATCCGTTTAACAAAGCTGATGCAGTTGCATTAACACCTGGACCACCATCAGTGATAGTGACCACTAACGTATCACTGGAAGTATAACCACTACCAGTATTAGTAATTGTAATACCAGTAACTACACCACCAGTAAACTGTACAGTTCCAGTAGCTGTTGTTCCACCACCACTAGGTGCTGAAAAGGAAACAGCAGGGGCAGTGTATCCACTACCACCTGTAATAATCGTTACAACGGTAATACCATCATCAACGACCTTAGCAAAGACGCCTGTAGCTGGATTGTATGTGTAACCATTTACTTGATTCTGTACAAACAAGTATGTGTTGTTAAGTGTGCTATTAAAATAACACTGTTGTACTATACCACCTATAGTACCAGTCATAGTACCAATAGTAGTTACAGCATAAGTTGTAGGATTAATCTTATATAGAACATTATTCACCGCAGCAAATAACGAACCATTAAAGTTATATAAACCCTGTCCTTGTGCATTAGCAAGTGTTGCACCTGTATTTAAAATACCAGGTCGTTTAATAAACTCTCGCTTCTGTCCTACTGTCTCAAAGTAACCATTGACACACTTAGAATCCTTTGCCAAGGTACCATCACGAGTCTCTATTGGTTGTGCTAAAGGTAGTCTTGCAATTGGCATAGTATCCTATTATGGTATGTTGTTAGAAGATGGTCTACCCATTCTCATGTCAGGTTGGAAGAATGTAGAGTACGACTCAACATCCCATCCTTCTAATTCTTCTTTGTACATTTTAGCACGCACAGCAATCTCTTGACGATGATTACCTGGCACACTATATTCAATAGCTAGTTGGTCAGCAAGGTTCCATACCAATACATTCATCCACTCAGTGGGAAAGTCTGGAATAGCTTGTGCTGTATTAATGTCAGCCATTGGTTGTTGGCAAACAAAGTGTAGTTCAAATGTAGCAGCTGCATTACTGTCAGGTGTTACATACAAATACATGTTACCAGTATTTTGTCTTACTTCATAAAACAAACTGTTAGGAGTTCCAGTACTGAACTTAGAGCCTAACATGTTGTATTCTTGTTTACTTAATAACTGTATCTGCACATCATCAATAGCTGGACTAACAGTGTTGTTACGTAACCAACCCTGAATAACTTTAAGAGGTTTGTCAGTATTAAGATCTACAGCACCTGTACTAGATGGACCAATAACATACTCAGTCTGTCCAGCAACAAGTGGTAATATTAATTCGTTAGTCTTCCATATCTTTAAACCAGATGTTGCCATCTGTTTAATAAATAAGTTAAGAGCTAGTGATGCATTAGCTACTGTAGCTGCATCAGGAGTGTCGCCAAGTTCCAATACACCAAGTTTGCGTAATGCTAACTGGATAATCTGATCACGGCTTACTGTAAAGGTTGTAGACATCTAGCCTCCAAATAATAGTTTAATTGAACGATCAAGACCAAGAGACTGTGTTACAACAACAGCAAGAGCTCCAATGGCAATATACTTAATCTGTGCTAGATTCTTTTCTATACTTGCCATGGCTTTTGACAGATCAGTAGCAGACTTGCGAAGCTCTTTAATATCATCTTCATGGTTGTCTGTTTTAATCTCCAGACGTACTACTCTATTTTCTAGAGCTTCATTAATCATATTAGCCCACCAAAGCCTTTACTTCATCTTCGGAAAGACCAAGTGCTGTTAGTTTAGCCATTACGCACCTACTCTTTGATTAGTTTGTTGTGCTTGATAAGCGGTAATGACTTCAGGTGTCCATGCTAATTTGCAATGGTCTTGTACTGAATTATTAGGAAAAGTTATCCCAGCACTTCCGTCAATTATTGTGGTCATACTATGTCCTCTGCTGGCAATGGTGTGTTGCCTTCTTCAAGCCATTTAGTTACCTCAACATCAATTAATAAACGAGATTGCAACCCATCAAGATTAACAATTCCGATAATATTGCCTTTAAAATCTTTATAGTATTTCCAATTAGAAAAGCTCATAATTCGCATCCAGTAAATTGAATTGTCTGAGATGATGAAGCAAACAGACATGACGCACTACCAGCCACAAGACCAGTAGCAGTCGTTGTACTTAAAGTGCATCCTGTTACTGTTCCAGTGTTAATTTGCAGTGTTCCTGTTCCAGCTCCACCGGCATTACATAACTGAATGGTTCCTGATGCAACAATCCCAGTAGGATTGGTCCTTGCTTGCACTAAAAAAGGAATATAGCAAATTGCAACTGTCGAACTGAATGCTTGACCTGTGTAAGAATATGCGCCTCCAGGAATTTGAATAACTGGCAAATACCTCTGACACAGGGCTAACTCTTGACCATACTGACGATACTCATATCCAGTAGCACTACTTCCTACTTCTAGTTGAACACCAGTAATGTAAAAGGTTGCACCGCTTGTTCCTACTAAATTTGTTTGCCCTGTTGCGCCTGTATAAGGAGTGCTAGACCAAGAACCTGCCGTTCCATTTTGACCTGTGCCACTTCCCAAAGAAAACAATACTTGCATACCGATACCATTGGTAGTTAACCAAGTTCCAGCAGTATCTCCAGCTACAGTTAAGCTAATTTGTGTCCAAGTATTAGCTACTGGGATTGAATAGGTATATGGGTAACATCTTGTTGAACCAGAGTTATTAATTACACCGCCAAAAGTTCCAGTTAATGAACTGCGAACCCAAAAACTAAGGGTAATTGTTTTTGCTGTGCTTTTACCAAAATCTAAATCTGCCGTATTAAAACCTTCAATATTTTGAAGTAATGTGTATTGTTCATTAGATGGAACAGAATAAGCAGACAAAGAAGTTATGCCAAGATAATTAGTAAATCCTGCTGGAGTAGTTACTGAACCAGCATTTTGTTGAACACTAAACTTTGAAGCAGTTGAGTAAACTGTATTCCATCTATCCAAAGTGTAAGAGGAATATAAAACACTAGGAGTAACACTAGCACCACTATTTCTTTGGTCTATTACCATGCTTCCATTGATAATGCGATTCTTTAATAAAGATGAATTACCTTGTCCAATAGCTACACTTTGAGTAGACAAACCTAAATCTAATGTATTGGCTTTAACGCTTGACCTTGTTGTAGAACCTATAGGACTATTATCAATAGAACCACCAGTTGCTATTAAATTACTAAATGTATTAGCGCCACTAAATGTATTAGCGCCATCTAATTGTGGAAAATCATTAAGAACTACTGCAGGAAGACGTAATTCAACTTTATCCCCAGAACTAAAAGCAGATGCTGTTGTGCCATCTTGAGCACGTACAATAGTCATTGTATCAACAGAACGTGCTGTTACTTTTACAATCTCAATAGGAGAACCTGATGCACCTTGTAAAGTAATATAAAATATGTTTGAGCCTGTAATTGTCGGAAATAAAGACCCTTGCCCAGACAATACTGTTAAGGAAGTTGCTCCACTGGTAATAGAAGATGCTAATGAAGTAGATGCGTTGTTTGTAAAAAGTATAGTCATGTACTATCCTAAAGTAGTGCTATTAATAGTAAAACCATTAATAAGTTTTTTATTGATAAGTCGTCCAGTTGCTATAATAATAGAAAAACTAGCTGTAGCAGTGCTATAAAATAATGGAACGATAGGCTGTCCATTATTATCATATATAATTGTTACTGGAATAAAACTATCGGATTGCTCTGGTCTAGTAAATGGCGGTGCTTGGTAGTCCGCCACACCCCTTACAAAGTCTTGTGGTTGCCTAGGTTCCCAGCATTGCTCATCAACCATGAAACCATCCCAGCGTTGACGAAGCTCACCCGCTTTAACAAGACGACCGCACGACTCGCAAATGCAATTCCAACTACCCCTGACATAGTTTGATTGATAACTCATAGGTTACACCAAACTAGCATCGTATACTGGAAGATCACCAACCCCAACATACGTATTACCTTGTGATGTTGTAATAGTCATTTCAAGACGGTACGTAACTTCACTAATGCCATTAGCTACTCTCTGTGATGCTGTCTTGTTAACAACAACCGGAGCACCAATTAAGATAGTGGATGGTGTAGGATCAACACCATTCATAACAATAACAGAACACGATGAAGTTGAAATAGTCTCGGAAGGTGAAAGTACCTGGGAGAAGTCGAAAGTAAATAACTCGGACTCTGTAGTAATCTTATATGAAAAACTATCAGCCATTTGGATTCCTAAATAATAATATGATACGTGATTTAATAATAGATAATGATCTTTGTGCCGATCGAACTACGCTAGTAGTATTTTTAGCAATACTAATTAATCGTTCTTTGGGCTGTACAATAAAGGTATATTTAGCTATAGCACCAAACTTCTTAACAAACTCAGCTACTAAACTAAATAGTACAATAACATTAAGTGCAATTAATTTATTCATTGCTTTAACTATTGTTGCTACGCTAGTAGTTAGTGTTGATAAGTTCATAGATAATCCTTTATACATATTAGGTACTATAGTACTTGCGATTGTTAGAAATCTATAAAAGAAGAAATGTACAACAATTGAAATTGTACTAGTTACTGCTTTGGTAATAATCTTATTTATTGTGTTAGATAAAGTAACGGCACTTGTTGTCAGTGAGGTTAATAACTTCCCCACTCTATTAACTAATATACTTATGTTAGTAACTGCTAATGATATAGTCTTTGCTATACCACGCTTAATAGATGTAGACCCAGTTACTGAAGCTGTAATAGTTAAAAAGTGAGAAGCGAGTTCTACAATAAGAACTGCAACATGTTCACTGATAGTGCTAAATACTTTACCAATTAATCTTTGTATATAAACAGCAGATGTTAATGTTGCTATTAATATTTTATTAGGTAACCTTATTAATGTGGTTGTTATACTACTTAATATAGTTTTAGTAATACTAATTGCCTTAGCAATACTTATACTACCGGTTGAATTAATTGATAGTGTTCTAAGTAATCTTAGTATCCTAGAAATATTAGGAGTACCTGTTGCAAGGAGAGAGATACCTCTACCAACGCTTTTAACGATGGTAGAAGCACTCGAGGATAGGGACGAAAGAACCTGTTTAAAGGTATTTGAATCCGCACCGTTTAGTACCACCTTATTGATGGAACTTCCGTTTAAAGCCATAATTAACTAAACTGAACTTTAAATGTAAACTGAATTGCATCTCCAGTGTTTAAAGCAATACCAGTAAAGTCTCCTTTGACAAATAAATTGCCAGAGGTTGAAGCATCAAACAAACCAGCATTAGTAACAGTAATACCGGAACCGGCAGTGTCTGTACCTACGACTTGGAATGTATCATTTGTGGTAGACGTTGTTTGTTGAGTAACAGTACCGCTTACACGGGAACCATTTTCAGTAAACAAAGTCGTATCAGTTGCACCAGTCGTACCTGCGCCAGTTCCCCAAGCAACATAGCTGGGAGTGGTACCACCACCATTAAGGCGGCTAGTAACGATGGCACGTCCTGTATTAACTAAGAGTGTAGCCATTTTTTAATTCTCCAAATAAAACGTTTGATTGGGTTTTTGTGCCAATAATCTATAACGCCTAATTCAACTACAGTACCATCCGCACGGATAACCGTAGCGGATAGGTGTAGTTCTTTAGCGTTGCTATTTGCAACCTGCATTACTAAACGCCTTGTTTAACCAGTTCAAGTACTACGGAGAACACCAAAGGTGTTGTTCCTAATGTAGTATTATATCCAGTAGTTGTTAAAGCAATACGACCTGTAGGACTAGGTGCATTGTTTTGTAAACCACCAAAGTTCCAGAAGCTCATCTTACCTCGACCAGCTACAGGGATAATATCTACTTGAGTACTACCATCCCAAAGCAATCTAACTTCTAGTGGATCAGAAATAGAATAATCAAGATGATCAATTCTAAATCCTGTAGGAAGCAAAGCATAGTTAATTGGATCAACAATAATAATACTACCAGCTACTAATGAGAAAGTTAATGAACTACCAGTTGCAGTAGCAGCTACGTTCATTGTTACTTGTGTTGTACTGTTTACAACAGCAACATAAGCATTCGCAGGTATACCAGTACCTGTAACACCCTGACCAACAGTTGGTGTTAAACCACCAGCGGTGAATGTAATAACTTTAGAGTTAATAGTAGTAGCACCAGATGAAGCAGTACCTAATGTGCCAGAAGCAGCTA